TTCCCCATATTTGATTTAATGTTAATGGGTCGGTGTGACTATCACCTCAGGAAAGGTAAACTGCGGCTTTGTATTAGCTTCATCGCTCATATATTAAACTCCTTCCAGCACTTCTCTTATTACACCAAAGTCCTGTAAATATGGTTTAGCTAACATCATATTTACAGGACTTTTCAGTTTGGTACTTATAAATCGTAATCTTTAGGAAAGGATTCCGTGTTATTAATTGCCTGTGCAAATTTCTATCATTTTCGCATCACTGGCGGATGGTTCCCGCGCATATAATCACCCCAATAAAAAATAGAGCCCCTTGGCTCTTACGATGCGATAGTCCCAGTTATTGTTGTTTCAGTGGTTGATGTAGTGGTTGTTATCCAATCGCCTCCATATATATTTTTTAAAATTAGTAGTTTACAGCGTTAATTTCATCCATCGTTTTGGCATCATTAATTATGTTGTAAGCTGCGCGCAGCGTTGACCGGAGGGCTTTAGTTTCGGAGTACTCTGCTACAGTTAGTTCACCGTCAACAAATTTAAGGCATTTATAGTCAGTTACCGATAGTTTTGCTTTTATTTCAGCGAGTTTAGCTGCCTTAGAGGAAACTATAGTTTCCTCTGTAGTAGGAACATAGTGACTATAGGCATGTACCCCATCAACAACCTTATAATTTCCCGTCATCGCTTCTTGATGTTGTTCCTCAGTTAACTCAATATTAGGTACTGGAATATCTGTGTATAAATCAAGCATGTCTGACGGATAGAACCCCATATATTTACCATCAGTGTCATACGCGGCTAAATAGTTCATATTTACCTCCCTTAATATCCAATTGCAGTCCAATAAATATTGTTATTTTGCCCACCTTCGCCCTCGTCATTCGCACCGATAACCATACCTGTTGTTGTAGCATTATACATAACAGACATACGGTTCCTACCTGAATCACCAACCGTAGCGGAGCCACTAAAAAATTCATTAGGAAACGCAATAGGGAAAGTAATTTGATAATGTCTGCCATATGCGGGAGTTGCATCACCAGGTATTCGCTTCCCCCATTGCAATATTAACCCATTTGCAAACTTTTGATAACCATTGGTATTAAAACTATGTCCACCATCAAAAGCACTGCTTACACCTAATTCAGACTTAACATTAGCAAGTGACTTTGGTCTTAAATACCCATCCCCACCTGTTTCTACCCAATAACTATTTGCTGTTGTTGTGGTGTCAGTCGCTGTAGAATTTATATAGCCACACATCATATATCCACTTGCATTAGTTCTTGCTATCTGGTTAGCTACATTATTAACGCCTGTACTGTTTATAGCCAAACCTCCTGCGGTTGTTGCATTTGCTGCAGAAGTTGCCGTAGTCGCTGTAGCGGCGTTTCCGGTAATACTAGTAGCTAATAAATTTGTACTAGGATTATATGTTAATGCGGTATCTAAATTTAATCTCTGATAACCAGCGGTGCTACTATCAGCAAAGGTCAAATACTTTGCGGCATTGGTTGTCATGTCTTGTTCAATATAGGGTTCAACTACAATATTGGCAGAACCATTAAAACTAACCCCGTTTATTGCTCTTGCGGTAGCTAATGTTGTTGCCGTTGCCGCATTGCCTGTACAGGCTGCTGCGGTAGTAGCCGATGCCACAGTACCAGTTACCCCTATTGTTACCTTATCATTGGTAGCATCACCCGTTAAGGCTATATTAGTACCTGCTGCTAACGTTAATGTGTCGCTCTCAACATCAGAGGCAATTGTAGTTGAACCGACAACAATATTACTAAAGGCGTTTTGATTTACTTCGGCTCCACTTGCTATCCCATTTAATTTTGTTACTGACGCAGGGCTCATAAATCCGCTTGCAGAAGTTGTAGCGTCAGTGTGCGTATGACCGTTAGCGGTAACGGCTATTGTAACAGCGTCATTTGTAGCATCGCCGGTGAGAGTAATTCCACTTCCTCCGATTAAGGTTAACGTATCACTCTCTAAGTCTGCCGCAACAGTAACCCCATTTGCTACGACATTACTAAATGCATTTTGGTTTACTTCTGCTGCAGTAGCTATACCATTTAACTTAGTAAGCGAAGCTGCCGACATAAAACCACTGGCGCTGGTAGTTGCATCAGTATGCGTATGACCATTAGCTATAATAGCTATAGTCACTGCGTCATTTGTTGCATCTGGAGTGAGAGTAATCCCGCTGCCAGCCGTTAATGTTAACGTGTCAGATTTTGCATCAGCAGCAATTGTTGTAGTACCAACTAGGATATTGCTATAAGCGTTTTGGTTTACTTCCGCTGCAGTAGCTATAGTATCCAATTTAGTTTTATCAGTATTTGACATTAAGCCGTTTGAACTTGTTGTAGCTGCAGTGTGAGTATGACCCGAAGTAGCAAAGGCTGAAGCTAAGTTTCCACCTAATTTTTCAGCATTTAAATTTGTGCACAGTGTTCCGTTTGCGATTGGAATATTCCCGGTTGCGTTTCCGGCTGTTAAATCAAGTAATTTTGCCGCATTGACTATTTTGTCTTCTTTAATTGCTCTGTCATTTTCGTTAGTAACAGACGGTATATTAGATATATATACGTCGTCTGACATTTTGCTATATGTCATATTTATAATCGCCCCTTTTTTTAATAAAGTAATTCTCACTCTATCAGTAAACTAATATCCAATTGCCTGCCATGAGATTTTACCGCCAACATCGACATTTGACATAGTACGCACCTGAACCACAAAACAATCCTTATTTACTGTGGTTATTTCAGCTCGTATTCCTGTTCCAATCGCATGAGCAATAACGGCAGGGTACTCCCAATAAGTATTATTGTAGGAAATAGTTAAACCGCCTACTGGTATTGTGGCGGTTCCTGTTTTGGTTGTGTCAGGCACATCAATATTAATATTGAGTTTATTTACTTCCGGCGTTTTGGTTACGTCCGTAGTAGTCAAAACTACCCTGAACATTACATACCTAAACGTAGCTAAAACTGGCTTAAAGTCTAACCAATCTGTATAGGTTATGCCATCCTGGCTGGTACAGTATTGTAGCTTTGCATTGCCCCCAACACCAACGCCATCAGCAACGGATAAATTGCTAGTTGGATAAAACACAGTAGCTATATTAGCGGTAATAACTTGTCCAACGTCTTTCGTTGTGCAGAGATAGGTCCCATTAGAACAATAAGTATACGTTCCGGTTTGTCCTGATTTCTTATAAATTTTTGCATACTCAACTTCTATTGTATCGCCACTAACAAATGAACCATACGCAAATAAAAACGTTTCGGGGACTGTGCCACTTCCCGAGGTAACAAACTCATGTTTTACCGTTATCCATTGTCCTGCGGTATACGTTATCGATCTTGATGTTGGGGTACATAAGCTTCCTGCATAGCCTCCACTAACACTAACAAAACCATTACTTAATATGGTTTGTTTACTTGCTTTAAACTTATATTCCACAATATAAGTCATAGACCGTTCTAATACGCTTGGCAATTTAAAGGTTATCCCTGTTGATATTGCTGTTGCATTAGTACAAGTAAACACCATATTTCCGTTTGTGTTCTTAGTAATTGTGTAAGGCCCTGAGTATGTATTCCATACAGTTAAATCTATATCGTTATCAAAATGGTAATCTGTTATAAGACTTGCAGGTTGTAATTTTAATACCGTTTGACCGCCAACCTCAGACGCTTTTGTATTCGGATAATTACTTGCTTTACCGCCTAAATTCGAAGCGTTTATCAAGCTTGTACCATATTCAGTGTTATTATGTGTTCCGCTTTGCAGCGAAATTTCGTCATAATACAGAATAACATTCTTTGGTGGCAGGTTTTTGACAGTGATACTCGCTGTGGTTGATGATTGGCTATACTTTCCACACCGATTAATTGCTTTAATATGGAATTTATATTCCCGTTCGGTATCGGTTTTTGTTTCGTAATTCGTTACCGTTGTACCGTCAGTAATTAGCGTCCCGCTGTCATAGCTCGCGCCCTCAATAATCCGATAACCTACTACGTCAGCGTCAGAAGATTTATCCCAGGCTAATGCAACATACTCCCCGTTTTGAATAACCTGGAAATCTGTTACGCTTGACGGTTCCAAAGTAACATAGAAATGAGTAAATAGTTCATCTGAGTAAAATCCTGCCGTATTCTTAGCTTTCAGCATAAACTTATAATCGCCGCTAGATGTAGGGTTAAAGGTAAGAGAGTTTTCTTTCGTTGTTTTTATAATCGAAGCAGTTTCCCAGGTGTTGCCAATCCGTAATTCATTTTCATAAAAGTCATATTCTCCATTATTTACCCAGCTAACAATTATATTGCTTCTCTCTGTTGCGTCCTGGGTAACAGTTAGGCCGCTAGGCGCTGTTGGATTAAGATTAAAAACTATAGCAGGAGTAGATACCGCATTTTTACTATAGTTACCTGCCAAATTAACGGCCTTAATCCAAAAAGTAACCTTACTCTCGGTATTGATAGTTGTGGTATACGTAGTACCTGTTAGCCTCGTTCCTACTATCGTGCCTGAATCCCACGTTGAACCCTGTCGCAGCTCTACATAGCTAACGTCCAATTCCGAAGGTTTGCCCCAAACTAGGTTTAACTTACTTCTATCTGCCAATGATTGGCTAACAGCAAAACCAGTAATATCCTGCGGTTCAACAGTTGCGGCAATCGTAAAGTAAGTCGCGGTTGAGTAATATCCACCTACCGTCTTGCTTCTGATAGCAATTGTATACGTCCCGCTACTAGCAACGGAATATTGATACTCGTTATTTTTAGTGGTTATTGTAGTAGAATTAATAACTAATTCATAAGTGTAGAAATCGCTATCCGCTGAAGCGTCCCAGGATATATCAAGCTTGGTTTTATCTTGGCTATTTGGGGTAGCTACTACGTTTGTCACTACCGACGGTTTCAGGGTAATTGTTGTGGTTACTTTTGCTTCCTCAACAGAGTACTTTCCCGCCTTATTCACTGCTTTTAGTAAATACGTTTCGGTTCCTTCCGCACTCGCTGTTACGCTATAGCTGTTTGTCGTGATGTTGCTTTGGACTAGCGTCGCGCTATCCCAATTCACGCCTTTTTTCAGCACATAATAGGCATGGTCGCTATCTGTTGCAGCATTCCAAACAAAGTTTACCATTCGCCTGTCCAGCGAACTTTGCGTAACCGCAAAACCTGTAACGTCACTCGGATTGATCGTTACAGTAGCAGTTACAACTAACGCACTCGAATAATACCCGCCAATGCTTTTTGTCTTAATCAAAAATGTGTACGTCCCATCAGACGGCGCAGTGTAAGTAACTTTAGACTCTTTGGTCGGGGGTAACGCAGTAGCTGTTGCCCAGTTAGTTCCCACTTTGACCTGATATTCCAGGAAATCAGCATCCGAAACAGGAGTCCAGGAAACAATTAAATTCGCCTTATTGGTAAAGTCCTGATAAGCCGAAGCACCTGAAGGAATTGAGGGGATTACTACAATGACAGCCTCAACGCAGGCATAACCCTGACTGTAAAAACCAGCGGTGTTTTTCGCCTTGATCATAAAGTTCAGAGTACCGGATATCGTTGTACTATAGTCAAAGTAGTTTGTCTGTATGTCTTTTCCTACCAATTCACTGTTTGTCCAATCAACGCCGCGACGAATCTCGTAGGTTGTGTTTGCTACAGCGTCCCAGTTAAATTTTAATACCCGCCTGTCAGTATCAAGCTGCTTAACGGTAAAGTTGGTAATATCTTTTGGTTCCACGGTAACAGAAACAGGAATATTTAGTACAGTAGAATAATACCCGGCAAAGTTCTTTGACCGGACCATAATTTTGTAATCCGTACTACCGGTAAACGTATACTTTACTGAGGTCTCTTTCGTGGTTTTATAATCCGTTCCAGTTGACCAGTCAGTTCCCATTTTAATCTCGTAAAATTCCAGATCTTTATCTGAAATTTTGTCCCAGGAAATTGTCAATAGGCTTGGATTCGTTGCGTTTGCTTCGTACTTACCGTTAGTGGGGGCATTAGGTTTTAGCGTAATCATATCACAGAAAGTGGCTGGATCAATTGAGTAGTTGCCGGCGTTATTTACCGCTTTAATCATAAACGTCTGGCTGCCTTCTGTTGTTAGCTGGTACAAATAACTGATCGCCTTGAGCTGGGTAGCAATCACTGTTCCTGTAGCCCAGCCATCGTTTCCTGTACGAATCTCATAATAGGCAATATCCATTTCCCTGTTTGCCGCCCATGACAACAGTAATTTGCTCCGGTCCGTCTCTTGAATGGCACCAGAAGAACTCGCCACCTGTGCCGGTTCTATGGTAATACGTATGGATTTTGTCGCCGATATCTCTGATGGATTGCCGCTATTGTCTATGGCCCGGACGCTGAAATTATGATCGCGGCTTTGCGTCGCGGTATAGGTATACTGCGTGTCTGATATCGGCGTGGGCGTTAGGACTGTGCTTCCTTCCATGAGTTGGTAACCACGAAGGTCGATATCGTCTATAGCAGGCCACGTGAGGGTTATTTTTGTGCAGTCGCTCGGGCTTATAGCAGCAGACAGACCGGCCACGTCAGCGGGAGGAGCGTCTTTGCCGGTAACATATACCGAAGAGGATACAACCCCGTTTGAGACAACGCCAACATTATTAATGGTGCAAACCTTTACTACATAGGCAGTTTGGGTTTTAACGCCGCTGATTTCAGTACTGAGTGCTGTTATGCCGGTTACCCATTCGCTCCAGGTCTGCCCGTTATCACTGCTGTACAAAACTTTATAACCGCTAACCAGCTTGTCACGCGGAATGTTCCAGGCTACATTCAGATTGGAAACCACCGTGCCGTCTTTTTGCCGATAGGTTTCTTCCGCCGCGCTCACGCTGACGACTTCGGTAGGGGTTACATCAAGCGCGCTGTAGTTGACCTCCGGTATATCTGTTGCCTCTGTGTAGACTTCTTCCATATATTCGATACAGGAAATTTTGCGCCGCAAATCTTCGTCCCGGCTGATGCTGAGCACCCGGAACGGCTTAACAACTTTGTTGGTTTCACCAAAACTGTATAGGTCCCCGTTCTGCGGCACACTGGCCAGTGAACTGGTAAGTGTCACAGTATCGGTACTGATTTCGTTCATCACCCCCTGTACGCTTACGGTGACAATGCTTTGGGCCTCCTCGGCAGTTGTTGCCGCCGGGTTGGTAATCTGCACCGAGACCGCATAGGATTTGCTTGGCTTTAAGGTTACCTTGCGGTCCAGCTGAAGCGTTGTGGTTGTAGCGGCTAGCAGCCGTCCGGAATACCCCCACTGCGGCACATCATGCGCCAGCAAAACCACATCGTTAATCTGACAGGCAATCGCATCAATATCCGCGCTGTGCTCTACCGTCCGCTGCAGGTATTGGTTGAGTCGCAGCCGGTATTTGGCTTCCCGGTAAGCCTGATCAATGGTGGTGGCACCGTCAAGGGTGATTTGGGTGATGTTCGGCTCGGTCGTACTGTCATAGTCGTCGGCGTAAGCCGTGATCACTTCCTTCTGATAGGCTTTGTCCTTGTTGGCAAAGGTAACTTCTATTGCGTTGGCCCGGTCCTTCATGCCCACAAAGCTTTCTTTGAATTTATCGGTGAGAATATTGCCGACTGTAAATAGCTGCACTGGTTCGCCAGGAGCATCACAGACACACCCGTACCGGGTTCCCCGCATGATCACCTTACCGCGTCCGACACCCTCCGGCTTTTGCAGTGAGGTCCACAGATCGGTCGCCGTATTGAAGATATAGTTGAAGGTCAGGCTGCGGCTGTCACAAAATGCCGCCCAGCGGACAAAATCCTGATAGACTGCCCGTGAAACCGGCGTACCCTTGACAACAAATTCCAGATTGCCGGTATGGATGTTTTTGATTTGCCGGCAGCGATGGATCATGTCGTAGGCCACCCACGCCGGATTGGTAGCCGACTTTTGTTCGTACTGACCGGAATCGACATTCCATACCCAAACCTTGTTTCTGGTTTGCAGCCAGGTTATGTTGGGCATGCCCCCGCTGAGCTGGTTGGTTGCCAGTGCCTTGATGCCGATAAGCACCTTGCCCGGACGGGCAAAATCGTCATAGATAATGTTTGACAGCTGTGTCCAGAAAACGCGGGTGGAGTAGCGGTTATTTGTCCCGCTTTTGGCGATGCACTTAACGCGCACCTCATATTGGGCAGCAGGGAGACTGTCCACGCGGTACGTGCGGAAGAAGGAAGTATTCTTCGCAGCCGAAGTTTGCAAGTTACTATTGGGAGTTACATTAATGGTAAAGGTATCGCCAGACACAAAATTCGAACCGAACTCCATAATGGTAAAGGCTATTAACCCGTTATTGTACTTTCTATAAGTTTGGGCATTTGCTTTCACACCAGATACAGACCCGGATACGGTAAAATACCCATGGTCAACATAGGTAATGGTCCATGTTTCTGTCGGCGCGCCTGAGTTAACCGATGTCATCATTAATCGCCCTTTAGCGTTCTGCGTTACCGCCCACGACACTCCGTCGGTGAAATTACTCCAATTGGCGTCCCCTACCTTATGGTACTGCGCTTGCAGGGTAACCGACGCGTTCCCCAAGCGGCCGTTATCTTTGGCATAGTACAAGCCGTAGGGAAACTCCAGGGTGATTTCCAGGCCTTCCACTGCGTTTCCCTCAGTTTGCTGGGTGGTCCAGGTGTTGTCAGTGTTTATTTCATAGGCCAAGGCCTGATCAACATAGGTGTCATTAAAATTGGCAATAACCGTCTGATCATTGGTACCTAGCCGGGTTTCGACAACAATGTCTTTGTAGTAGGATATCGGGTTATCATTTATCCGGATATCGCTGATATTGTCAAGCGGTCCTTCACCGCCGCACAACAGAAGATTCATGTACTGATTGTCGCCATCGCTCGACACATGCTGGGCGAGTACCTGTCCGGCCGTCCGCATGGTGCCGTAGGTTACAGCCAGGGCATTGCCTTGATCGGTCAGGGACTGGGCATTGCTCCAATTGTAGGACGGATTGACTTCGTACCGGTCTGCCTTAGCCGCCGGGAACCAGTGATTGATGAGGGTGCCGCCAACCACACCAACAGCGCCAGCGGCCATATGGCCCCAGAATTTTGCTCCCCATTTAATTGTCAAATCGCTAACAGCAAAACTCAGTGCCAGCATACCAATAGCTCTGAACCAATCTTTTCCGCTTTTGCCGACAACCGGGCAGACGGCGATCCAGTCCTCCTGATTGACAAGCTGCTCTTTTACATTTTCAATGACATTGCCGTCAATGCTGATAACATATTCATCCAGTCCCATGATATAAGGCTGAACATATTCATAGGCCGTTTTGCCGGGAATATGTTCGCAGGTATGGATTTCCTTATCAGTATGGTTGAACGGGTTTTTCAGTACAGTTATTGTGATCATTTTGTCACCTCCGGTACATAGAATCCTTCAATACGGTTTGCCCAGGCGGGATTGTCGATACGGTCGATATTGGCGCCGATTCGCTTGCGAGTGTGGATAAACCGGCCCTGGCCGAGGTATACCCCCGTATGGTCACAGTAGACGGTAAACCGGATTACGACAAGCGCAGGAACAGGGATTTCTTTTTCACACCGGCGCCAAAAGGGTCGCTGCTCCTTTACTTCGCTGTGAATCCGGCTGGCATCTTCACACGATATTTTGTAGTCTGGCAGGTTGATCCCATAGCGCCGGAAAACTTCCGTGGACAGTCCCCAGCAATCGAGTCCTACAGCAGGATCACGCCCGCCGTCAATAAAAGGCAGGCCAATCAGATCGGTAAGTTGTTTATTCATACTAACCTCCAAATAAAAAATCGCCCTGCGGCGATTATGTTATAACGACTTCGCTATTTATGCATACAGTTCAAGGTTACGCGTACAGGCCGCCTTCCGGTATGCTGGGCTCGCCTCCGTATCGTACCGAATTGCCACGATTGCGGCAGGACTGCAGTGTACCGTCGCACGCCGGCAATGATCCGGCGTACCCACACTCAATTCCTTTATATTGATCACGCCAGACGCAAAAGTTCTTCAGCACCCGCCGAAAAGGAAACCGGAGCTGGGTGGATATGTCGGAGCCCAGGTAAAAAGTTACCCACTTGCTATCACAGGTGGTTGACTGCACAGTAAAAATTTCTTCTACCTCAGGCAAGGTATTGTCAAGATGCTGGGAATGCACTACCCGCAAAGTTACGGCAGTTCCGGTCAGACCGTTGTTTTCTTCCACATAGCCCTGGACAATTTGCGTGATGTTGGAAACCTGCAACGGTATCGCCTGGGGTTTGCCTTTGTTGTCTTCGGTGATTTCGCCGAGCTTAAAGTTAAAGGCCGTCCAGGTATCGCCATTCCAGACGATGTCTTCATTATTGCGTACCAGCCGCAAGGGTTCTGCGGAATCGGGAAGGGCGACTTCCACCAGCAACAGCCACACGCCGTCACTGGCAAGCTTGCTTTTTTCAAGTACGCCGGCAACTGAAAGATTAAGCATATTACACCTCCTGGATTGTCAGGGTACCGGCATAGTATCCCGGCGCTGACAAGTCGAAACTAATGTCCCCGCCTGTAAACCGAACGGAAAACAGTTTTCCGGAATACGAGTCATTGGGAACAGTTGGATAGTACCAGTCAAAGGCCATACTGCCGCCGTAAACCGTGGTGCGATAGAAATCGCGCAAGGTTGCAAAATCGGCGGCAGGCAACGCCGTCCACTTCAGGACAAAGCTCTGCGGTATCCGGGTAAACTTAGCCCGGGAAATTACCAGCCCGTTTTCCATTTCGGACTGCAGTGAAGGGTCTTTGATTTTGGTGGTAAAGGGGTATACCGGTTGTTGGATATTAGGGAATTGTGCCATGTTTCTTTCCTCCTAGGTTTGTTTTTTTAATTTAACGATCTTGTATTTCCTGTCCATTGAGGGCACGGTATCAGGTCTTATGCTTGAGTTGCCTGAGACAGAGTCCATGTGACGGAAGTAGCAGCACCCGCGAAAGGTGCTGCTACTGTTTGAGGAATTTTGCTTGTTGTCGCACGGGAGTATCATTCCAACCTATGTAACTTTGACGCTTTGCTAAGGACAATGGGATACCGACTGCAGAATTTGAATCCTACACCCATTTTATCCAGCTCCCTTCTAAGAAGAGCCGTTGTAATTGCTGGTGAGTTGAGTTTGCAGCGCGAGAAGACTAGATCTCTATTATTTGTATTTGGATTTTGCAAAGTTTTCACCCTATCAACTAAGTCAGGCGTTTTTCACCAGGTACAGTTGACGTAGGTATTATTAATTGCTTATTTATGCCTCTGACCATTATATGATAATACCATCTTGATTATTTTTCATCAAGACGATACCTCCGTCCCCTTGTATTTTCTGAAGCCTGACAAAACTAAATTGCTGAATATTCAATCACGTAAGGCTGTTCTAGAGTTTGCCATTTTCACTATCCATTAGGCCAGCAAATATAATTTGTGCCCATTCTTTCACGGTTTTTATGCTTTCTACATTCATCGCACCTCGATACACCAAGTAATTTCCAATCATGCCGTCATATTCAATCTCGACATGCAGTCCAGATTTATCGAAATACCCTTGCATATCAGTTATTCCTTGAAAAGTAGAATGATCTGGTTTGATTTTTTCACGAACTATATCAATTATTTTAATAAAACTTTCTCCATCCTCGAATCCGTTAAAATGACAAACGACTACTTTATCTTGCCATTTATACCAGATTCGTGTTTGGTAACCACTCAAGGAGCGAGCGGAAGAAGTCTCTGTTAACTTGAAGAACTCCACCAGCTCTGGTATCGTTTTGCCCGGAATAGCCTCTTCCGTTGATAATAATAGCTTTTTTGCTAAATTCATATTCCCGCCAGAAAACTCTAATACCTTCTCAAAACTGACGGGAAGTTGCTTCAACTCATTTAGTTTAGAAAATTGTGCTAGTTCCTCAGCTTCACTCGACCCCTTAGGAGAAGAACTGTAGGTAGCTGGCAGTGACCGCCAACCTATCGAAGTACCCCTCTGCGCCGACAAGCTGGCGAGGTTCGCGGGCGTCGCGCCGGTGCGGTTCAGTTCGGCTGGCAAGGGCAAGGACCAGAAGAGCAAACAGGGTAACCGGGAGCTGCACAGCATCCTCTACTTCCTGGCCATCCAGCAGGTGCAGGTGGCCAAGGTATCGGAAAAACCCCGCAACCCTGTGTTCCACGACTACTACCAGCGGAAGATCACCGAAGGCAAGACCAAGAGGCAGGCCCTGGTGTGCGTCATGCGCCGCCTGGTCAACATCGTCTACGGAATGATGAAGCACCGGACGGCCTACGTGATGCCGGACCTGCCGGAGAAAGAGGCCGTTTGACGAGAGTGGCAGCATCCGCAAAAGATGCTGCCACCATGTTGGCCATTTGTGTTGTTGTCCGACGGGAGCGACAGTTGCGTCAGTTGCGACATTGACGCTTCGGACGGTACTGACGCTTCGCGAGGGGCACTGAGGGTGACTGACTGCAGAATTTAGATTCTGTAGTCAGTTTGGGGTTCTATGTTTGTCAGAAAGTTATGTGGTGCGTGTTTTCGGTGCTGCAGCTACCGGCGTCCATCGTTTTGCAGTGATTTTGGGCGAAGTTTTGCAGTGAGATGGAACTGCTACTTACCCCTTCCCAGATACTGCTCCACTTCGTCGCTGAGTCTCTTGACACTATCACTCATGAATAGGTATGCCTTTGTGAGTAACTGTTTGTCATCACCTAGCCGTTCTAGCACGGAAAAAGACAGTACCTCCTGTACTCCCTTATCCTCGCTAGATGCCATCTCTGCAAAAAATACAAATAACCGCCTGATCAATTCTTCGTTCTCACACTTGCCCAACAAGTCGAGAAGAAATGGTGTAACTACATCACCAAAAAAGTTGTGTGGTCCTGGATCTTTTCCATCCCACCACTCCACTTCTTTTTCATAGGGTTCCCGAAGTTCAGGAATCAAAGCGATTAACTCACTGGACAAAGCATCATAGGTCATGGCGTAACCCCCTTCAAAGCATCTTTCAAATCGCTAAGCATTTTTTGAGTGATCTCTCTCTCGGTCTGACTAAGATTTTCTTTCGCTAGTATGTTTTCCAAATTCTTCACTCTCTCAAAGCCCTTTTGAATATGAGATTTTCCACCTACTAGTTCTCCGGCAGTTAGTTCATGGCGGATCGCATCCGCTAGTCCACCATCCCCAACTTTAGCACCAGGACGATATATTTGATCTACTGCGTTTTTCAATTTCGGATTGGAAACTGATTCCATTATAACATCTCTGACAGGTTTACTCGACCCCTGAGTTACTCGCTCTGTTACCGTAAGCATCTTTGTGGCGATAGTTTTTACTGGAGGCACTAATCCTCCCGCTGAATATCCCGATCCTAAGAACTCCATTCCATGAGCCCATTCTTGCACTTTGGTTGCTAAACGAACTTTTTGTTCTTCACGGTCATCTACAATCCTAAAGCCATATCCCCCTATATTAAACTCAAATAAAGTATTGTCAGCATTACTCGACTCCTCCAATTTTTCTTTAACTTGTTCCTTCACCCTTTCTCGAGTTTTAAATTTTTCCGGTTCCCCATGCAGCGGCACTCCAGAGTAGGTAGTATACATACCTGTATCTTCATCATAATATACTCCGTCTCTCAACTCTTCTTCGGTGAAATATTCCCTATCTGTGAATGCCGCATTAAGAGGATCTAATAGATATTGCGGTTCTATACGGCTAGAGCCGATGCCTTGTACGCTTCCCAGGTATGCCAAATCATTATTCACATTGATGCCGAATGTGTCGATCAGTTTGACTCCGGTTAATTTTTCTTTGTTACTAGTTTGTGCTGGCACAACAGTGGCGTCTAGACCGGTAGAATAATCAATATCTGTTTGCGGTAAAGAAGCACCATCCCTGTCACTGCTAAATTGTACAGTGGCAATTCCATCAGCATTTGCTTGCTGTCTTGACAACCAATCTTCCTTTGTTCCTGCCGCAGTCGTATAATAATCCCGATAACCCCCAAACCAAGGAATGCGAACAAATAAATCTCCACTTTCATTGAAAACAATCTTACTATCTCCCAGAAAATCATATAACGAATTCCCAATAGTATCATCATCCATAATCCGTCACCTCCAATCATTGATCTACCTTAAAGCATTCTTAAAACATCGACCAGCTTACTGGCATTTGGGCATGAAAAAGCGCAAGCATGTACCACTTGCAGGTGGAATAGCTTGCGCCTTTTTCCTTCGAATACTACGGTTCACGGTTATAATTTGCTTTTGAGTTATCTTGATGCGGACTTCTTTTAACTACCTTTAGAATTTTTACGGCTAAACCGCTGCATAAGAAGCATAGCCATTCACCAAAGTTGCAACAATGGCACTGCCGCCTGTACCGCTATCATAAAATGCCTTAAAAGGCAAATTAATATAGATACCTTTTTCACTTTCAATACCAGGTGAGGTTTGCTGAAAAATGACTTCTTCCATAAAAAATTGCAAGCTATGTGTACCACTGGTAAACTTAAACTTTAATGAGGATTTCGTGTTATTAATCGCCTTATTCAATAGCACTGTGTCCTTAAACAGGGCCTTGATACTGCCGGAGACTTGGAGGATACCTTCAGGCAGGTCGGTTCGATAACCGTTGCCGCCAATGGTATAGGTAGTGCCGTCCAGACCGAAATCAGCGTTCAGGCTGGCTTCGGTCACAATGGCCAGTTGCGCTCCGCCTTCCTCAATTGTCCCTTGA